ACCAGTTTATAGATTAGCAATAGACAAATACAAAAAAGAATTTCCATACTTCAATGTTCAGCATTTGACAGACTTTCGCATTAGTAAATATAGTGAAGGTGGGTTCATGTCAAATCACGTTGATAATATTCATCATAGTCATGGACAACAATGGGGATATCCACAAGTTACTGTTTTATTATTTTTAAATGATGATTATGAAGGTGGTGAAATTGTAATTTCTGGTAGAAAGTTTGAAACAAAGGCTGGGTCTGCAATTGTTTTTCCATCAAACTTTATGTTTCCACATGAAGTATTAAAGGTTACTAAGGGTGTACGATATAGTATCACTTGTTGGCTCATGTAATGATTATATCAAAGGTGAACGAAGTCTATCTTGAATGTGAGGTAGATGAAGACTTGTCTAGAGAACTGTCAGACTATTTTACGTTTGAGGTGCCTGGCGCAAAGTTTATGCCTCAGTATCGTAATCGTATGTGGGATGGTAAGATACGTTTGTTTTCGCCACACAATGGTAGAGTTTATGTTGGTCTATTACCTTACATAAAAGAATACTGTTCAAAAAAATCAATTGAATATATATTAGAAAAAGGAGTAGAGAATGACAGGGATGTTAGTAGTAAGAGCGTTAGAGACTTTGCCGAATCATTACGGCCAACCACTAAAGGGAAACCTATTGAATTTAGAGACTATCAAATTGATGCCATCCATCATGCTATATCAACAAATCGTTGTCTTTTGTTGTCTCCTACTGCTTCGGGTAAGTCACTCATAATCTACACACTTGTTAGGTATTATCACCTGATGGGGATGAAGACACTTATTCTTGTACCAACAACATCTCTGGTTGAACAGATGACTTCTGATTTTGTTGACTATGGATGGAGTGAAAGAAACATTCATAAAGTCTATGCTGGACAGGATAAAACACACAGGACAAAACCTGTAATTATATCTACATGGCAATCTGTCTATAAAATGCACAGTCAATACTTTGCACAGTTTGGATGTATCATTGGTGATGAGGCTCATACGTTCAAAGCAAAGTCACTTACAGATATTATGGTTCGTAGTAGAGATATAAAATACAGATTCGGTTTGACAGGAACGCTTGATGGTACAGAAACACACAGACTAGTATTAGAAGGTTTGTTTGGACAAGTAAAGAAAGTTACTACTACCAAAGAACTGATGGATAACAAGACTGTCGCACAACTTGATATTAATTGTGTCGTACTAAAACACACAGAAGAAGAAGCTCAAAGAGTGCGATACTATACATATGCAGAAGAAATCAACTACATAGTATCACACCCCAAACGTAATAAATTTTTAGAAAACCTCTGTAAATCTGTAAAAGGAAATACATTATTACTTTTTCAATTAGTAGAAAAACATGGTTCTATTTTATATGAAGAAATAAATAAGTTAGATAGAAAGGTATTTTTTGTATATGGTGGAACAAAAACAAATACAAGAGAAGAAATCAGAGCAATCGCAGAAAAAGAAACAGACGCCATTATTGTTGCATCCTATGGCACTTTTTCTACTGGTGTTAACATTCGCAATATTCATAACATCGTGTTCGCCTCGCCTTCTAAAAGCAGAATCAGAGTCTTGCAGTCCATTGGTCGTGGACTTAGACAATCGGAGACTAAATCGAGTGTTCGTTTGTTTGACATTTCCGATAACCTCACATACAAAGGAAGACCAAATTTTACATATAGACACTTTAGACAAAGACTAAATATATACAAGGAAGAACAATTCCAATATAAAGTAGATAGGATAAATCTTTGAACTACAACGTATTAAAATTAGCTAATGGTGAAGATATTCTTTGTAATGTTGTGGAAACACAACAGGGTCAATTGAAAATAGAGGCTCCTTTGTTGATGGAAACTATTAGTAAGGTCACACATAAAGGCGTGGTTGAATCACTCGCTTTGGGTAGGTGGATACAACCCTATTCAGATGAAGATTTCTTTTATATCGAAAAAAATTCAGTTGTTATAATGACACCAGCAAGTGCTGGACTTAGTAAATACTATGAACATATTATTAAAAATACGACTAAGATGGTATTAAAAAATGCCAGTCCTACCGAAGAAGAATTGCAGGCTATAGAAGATGAAATGGATGAACAAGAGGCGCTAGTCAGTGAAGAAGACTTGACAGATATACTTGAAAACTTTGAAGTAGATAATAAAACCTTTCACTAATAGTATTATCTGAAAAGGTACAAGACCTATTATACATACAATTGTATACTCTGTCAACCACAAAATAAAATAAATTTATCATTGACAAATCCTAAGTATTAGTGTAGAATGGTACTTATAAATTGAAAAGGAATCGTTATGGCCAAGAAACCTAAAGGCGTACACTACGTTGATAATAAGAAGTTCCATCAATCAATGATTGATTGGAAAGAGAGTTGTCGAGAAGCAGAAGAAATGGGTGAAGAAAAACCCATGATTACTGATTATATCGGTTCTTGTTTTCTGAAGATTGCAAACGGATTATCCTACAGACCAAACTTCATAAATTACACATACAGACAAGATATGATTTCAGATGGTATTGAAAACTGTCTGCAATACATTCACAACTTTGATCCAGAAAAATCTAAAAATCCATTTGCTTATTTTACACAAATTATTTACTACGCATTTATTCGTAGAATACAAAAAGAAAAGAAACAATCTCATGTTAAACACATGATGATTCAGAAACAAGATTATGTACCTTTTGTTACCAATCCTGGCGATGACACTATATATTCTATTGGTGGGTTCGATCCCAATATAATGGTGCCAGATGAGGCTGTCTATAAACCCAAAAAGAAAGAGACAAATAAAGAACCATCTGGTCTTGAGAATTTTATGGAAAAAGATAAAGAATGAAGATTGCCTTAATTACTGACACACACTTTGGTGCCAGAAACGACAACACTAACTTCAACGAATATTTTTATAAATTCTATGAGGAACATTTCTTTCCTTACCTAAAAGAAAACAATATCACACATTGTATTCATTTAGGTGACATTATGGATAGACGTAAGTTTGTTTCATATAGAACTGCTAAAGATTTTCGTGAGCGGTTCATTAAACCATTTTGTGATCTTGGTGTTGAGCTTCATATTATGGTGGGTAATCACGATACTTATTTTAAAAATACAAACGAGGTCAATTCTCTAACAGAACTTCTTGGTAACAGGTATGACAATATTCATATCTATTCAGAGGCAGAAGAAGTTACATTTGATGGATTGCCTATTTTCTTTATTCCTTGGATTAATGCGTCTAATCATGCACAGACTATGAAAAGAATAAGTGAAACAAAATCATCAGTAGCGATGGGTCATCTTGAAGTTGCTGGTTTTGAAATGATGCGAGGCATGGTNAACGAACATGGACATGATAAGAATCTNTTTAGAAAATTTGACACTGTTTTTAGTGGGCATTTCCATCACAAATCTGATGATGGTCACATATATTACTTGGGTAGTCCATACGAAATATATTGGAATGATTGTGATGATAGAAAAGGATATCATGTTTTTGACACGGAGAACAGGGAGCTTCAGCGGTTTCTAAATCCTTTTACAATTCATAAGAAAATCTACTATGATGATACCGACAANAACTATAAAGAACACGACATTACACAGTANAAAANTAATTATGTTAAACTTATTGTTGTAAATAAGAAAGATTTATACGAATTTGACCAGTTTGTTGATAGATTGTTGCGGGCAGACTGCCATGAAGTAAAAATCATAGAAGACTTTTCAGACCTAGATGCAAATACAGTATCAGATGATATTGTTGAAAATACACAAGACACCATGACACTACTCAATATGTACATTGATGAGTTGGATACATCCTTGGATAAAGGTAGGCTCAAGAATTTACAGAGAGAACTATATACGGAAGCTCAAGACTTACAAATATGATTAATTTTAAATATGTGCGTTGGAAAAACTTTCTTTCAACTGGTAATCAGCCTACAGAAATACAATTAGACAGAAACCCCACAACACTTATCATTGGAGAAAATGGTGCTGGTAAGTCAACCATTCTTGATGCGTTGTGTTTTGGTCTGTTTGGTAAACCATTTAGGAATATTAGTAAAAACCAGATGGTAAACTCTATCAACAATGGTGGTACATCTGTTGAGGTAGAATTTACTATTGGGTCAGTTAACTATAAAGTGATACGTTGTATCAAACCAAACAAGTTTGAGATTTATCAAAACGACAAGTTAATGAATCTAGAAGCAAACGCCCGTGACTACCAGAAGATTTTAGAACAACAGATTCTAAAACTGAACTATGGTTCGTTCACACAGGTTGTAATTCTTGGTAGTTCTACATTCGTACCATTTATGCAGTTGAAGGCTCGTCACCGTAGAGAGGTTGTTGAAGAAATCCTAGACATTCAAATCTTTTCTACTATGAACCTTATTCTCAAACAAAGACTCAAGACTGTTGCAGAAGATATTCGTGATATTGAATACCAATATAATTTAGGAGTGGAAAAGATTAGTCTGCAAGAAAATCTTATTGCAGATTTGAAAGATAACAAAGACAAAATCATTAGTCAGAAGCAATCTCTTATCGACAGTAATGAAGAAGAAGTATTTACGAGAACAAAAGAAAAAAATGATATTCAATCTCAAGATGAAGAACTTCTAAAATCTATTGACGATAAAGCTTCCATAGAAATAAAATCATCTAAACTAAAAGAGTTTCGTGCCACACTGAATGAGAAACACAAAACACATTCTGATATGATTAACTTCTTTGAAACAAATGAAGATTGTCCAACCTGTGAACAACACATTGATGAAACATTCAAGGAAGGTATGATTGTATCTAAAAAGTCACAGATTGATGAACTATCTGCTGGTATGAAAAAACTAAAAGATGAACTTGCAGCCGTCACAACTCGTTCAAATGAAATTAAGGAAACCACCAGCACAATCAGAAGCAACTCAATCAAACTTGCAAGTATCAGTCAGTCAATCAAAGAATTAGAAAAGTTTAATGTACAATTACAAACAGAGATTGAACAGTTTACCGCTGATGGTGTTGGTCAGTCTGATGTCGATAAACTTAAAGACTTAAAGACTGACACCAAAGAAATAAGTGTGCGTAGAACTAAGTTGCGTGAAGACAAGACTTACTATGAGGCTGGTAGAAGTATGTTGATGGACACTGGNATCAAGACCAAGATTATTAAACANTACCTACCGATTATGAATAAACTGATTAACAAGTATCTTACTTCTATGGAGTTTTATGTTAACTTCACACTAGATGAAAACTTTGAGGAAACAATCAAATCACGATATCGTGATGAGTTTTCCTATGCATCATTCAGTGAAGGTGAAAAGATGCGTATTGACCTTGCACTGCTCTTTACTTGGAGAGCCATTGCAAAGATGAAAAACTCTACAAATACAAACTTGTTAATCCTAGATGAGATATTCGATAGTTCACTTGACGGTACAGGAACAGATGAATTTTTAAAAATCCTGAGTACGTTGAGTGGTGAGAATGTATTTGTNATATCACATAAACANGATGCACTTGCTGACAAGTTTAGAAGTACAATCCGATTTGAGAAGATTAAAAACTTTAGTCACGTTGCAAATGGGTAAGAGAAGTGATTACGAAAGAGTAGAGAGAGATTTCTATCCTACACCATGGCAGGCAGTAGAACCTCTTATACCACATTTACCAAAAGAGTTTGCGTTTGCAGAACCTTGTGCTGGTGATGGTGCATTGGTGCGTCACATAGAAACTCTAATAGAAGGTGCGTGGTGTTCTTGGGCATCAGACATTGAACCACAAACTGGAAGGATACTTACCAGACATTTTAGAGAGTTGGTCGAAGATGATTTTCTTGAGGCCGAATACATTATTACAAATCCACCGTGGGATAGAAAACTACTCCATCCTATGATCGAATACTTTACTGCATATAGACCTACATGGTTATTGTTTGATGCAGATTGGATGCACACAAAACAAAGTGCATCGTATTTACCACTACTTAAAAAAGTAGTTAGTATTGGTAGAGTACAGTGGATACCTGATAGC